TACATCAGCGGTTTCAAATCCTACAGACTTGGCTTTCCATTCTAAACAATAATCTAATGCTTGATTTCGAAGCGAACGATATATAAGATTTTTTGCGTCTTTTTCGCCCAAAGATTCCCAATCATTTAATTTATTAGGATGTTCTACAAACCATTCATATAAAGATTGTTTTATATCATCTAATTCAATCATCTCATATTTTTTATGATACTCGGAAGCAACGGCAACTACAATATAATCCCATTTTTTAATGTGTTGCCAGTCCATTTACTTCCAAACCTTTCCTTCAAATACAAAAGTTCCGTCGTAATTTACTGGAACTAAATGAGGTGTAACTTTATTTCCATCAACATAAAGAACACCAAATCCTTTGTGCCATGTAAATAATCCACCTCGTATGTACTTAGCATATTTAAAATCCATTAAACAACCAATTTCCATACCCCAAATAGTTCTAGGATGTCCGCCAAAATATGATTGAGTATAATGTGTCAAACCCATGCGATGAGTATGACCACAAACAACCGACATACCTGCACGTTTTGCAAGCCCAAGTGCAGTAGCGCCAGCGGTAGGCTGTACGTTACCCTCATCCCCATGTAAAAGTAGCCAATTTGGGGCTAATTCATAGGGTTTTTCGTGGTATGTAATACCTAAACTATCAAGTTTTAAAAAGTTTTTTAATTCTAATTCGGGTAAACCAGCAAGCCCTGGTGCTCTCATTTTAATTGTATTAAACAATCTATCTGTATGATTAGAACGAATCATGTGTTTAATTTTTAACAACTCAAGTAAACGATAAGTTTCGTCTCTATCTCTACCAATAGATTTTTCATGTTCTAAATCTGTGCCTTTACTCCAGCGAGAGACGGTTTGCATATCCATTTCATCTCCAACTGAAATAACTTCATTGGGTTTAAATTTTTTAATAAAGTTTGCCAATGCAGCAGTAGCCCTTTTATCGTGATAGGGCACCTGCAAATCTGACACACATACTATAACTTTCATTTATTCTTGGCTCGCCTTTTATTCTCTAATGCTACATTTTTCTTTTTAGATAGAACCCGTAAGTTTTTAATACCGTCTCTACCTTCACGACCACCATCATCTTTGTGGTCTACTTCTTGACTACGTTTTAATTTTTTACCTGTTGCTTTTTTGTAGTCGAGTCTTGCTTTATTTGTAGATGTAGTTTTCGTCTCTCCGCTTTTCTTTTTGCGTTTGATAACGTAAATTGGACGACCACCATTTTGTTTACTTCCCTTGTATGGTCCAAAGATTTTCACTTGTCTCCTATCTTAGTAATGCTGCTACTAAAGCCAGCAAAGCCGTTAGTTGTAGTTGAAACGCTAACATTATTTCTATCACTTATCCCACTGCCCTCTCAGTACTAGCAATCCTATAATTGCATAGTTTGCCATGTCTTTAAAAGAATCCTCAAGGGATTCATGTTGAGGCTGAAAGCCTCCAGTATCTTCCATGTATTCATATAGATTATTGATGCGTGCTAACTTGTCGTGCATACGAACTCTTAAGCCATTCAACGCACCACCAGGTGCCTCGGATATGTTTTTTGGTCCGTAATCTTTATGTTTAGACAAAAGTAAATCTAATAATTCTTGAAACGTATGAGCCACTGATATTTCAAATGATTCTGATTCATGTAACTTTTCTTTATCGATTGTCATCTTTGTGCTTTCCGTAATTGTTGAAAAAATCTTCAATTTCATAATCAAATGTACTCATTTCTTCTGTAACAATTAAATCTTCAATAAGTTTTTTCATTTTCCTAGGATTAGTTTCTGCAGCGTACAAAGTCGCATATGTATGTTGCACGATATCTTTTATTTTTTTATTTTTACCAGCATTTAAAAATATAGTTTTCAATAAAGAACCAATCATTAGTTGATAACCGTTAGGAAGTATTAATCTTGGGTCAAATACAGGTTCATCTTTAGTATCTGTCATATGTTCTATTGCTTCAAACACGTTATCAAAATGTTGACCGCAAATTTTACAAGGTGGTATCTTTTTATAATTCATTTATGCCCAATTTTTCTTTGAAATAACTTGCCCCATGTTTTACATAGGTGCTATTTACATCTTCGCCGTCTTCCATAGATACAACGGTAACAGGTAATTCCCTCGATAATGAAGTTGCAAATTCTTTTCCTGGTTGGTCGCCATCTGCAAAAACAAAAACTCTTTCAAAGTCTGCAAGTAACCTTGTGTAATGCTTTTTCCATGAATTTGCCCCAGGAACGCCGATACAGGCAATTCCAACCATATGAGAAAGGGTAAGTGTATCAATCTCACCTTCACATATTCCGATAAAATCACCCGCTTTTTCTATATCTAGTACGTTATACATTTTAGTTTCTGCGCCAGTTAAACCTAAATACTTAGGTTCAACAGCAGGATTAAGAGAGCGAAAACGCAAATCGACAACACCAGTCTTGGTAATATACGGTATGGATAATCTTCCTTGAAATATTTCATGTCCAACATCAGGCTCCAAGACTACGCCTAATCGCGCCAACCGTGCTGCTTCTTTTGTTATACCCCTGCTTGCTAGGTAATTTTCTGCCTGATGAATATTTACTGCGTACTTGTGGGACGCTAATTCCAATAATTCTTTCTGCGAATGATTTTGCTTCATGTATACTCACCCCCTCTTTCTTTGCTATGATTTGTAAACTGTTACCTTGCATGCCACAAGCAAGACAATTAAATATGTTTTTACTTGAATTAAACGCTGCTGACCTGTGAGTATCATTATGAAATGGACACTTGATATTTACTTGCCCCTTAGTCTTTGTTACATTAGCACCATAGTATCTAAGAACCTCAGTTATATCTGGTAAGTCATCCATCAAATACATCGCCTAATCTTAAAACTAGATAAGAATCTTCTATTGATTTTCCTCTAGCCTTGATAATAACCGCTGGTAAGATGGATGTCTTTTTAATGTTTCTTGCCGTTGAATAATTTTCTGCTTCAGCCTGAGCCTCCTTGGTCCAACCAGATAGGTCAATGCGACCTGATTTACCTGGGGCTTTGGCTTCAATGACACAGGTGCTTCCAAAGATTCCCTCTTTGACGACAACATCTCCCTCATCTCTTGCACCTGTTCTAGCAAGTCTCTCACTGTCGTATCCAATTCGTCTAAAATAGTTTCGTAAGTCGGTTTCAAATGTAGCCCCCCTGACCTTGTGGCTTTTCCTAGTTGTCATGAATTTTCTGGTATATCCTCTACATACATATATTCTGGATTAAACGCCAACCATGTCATCAATGTTCCCCCAGCATCTGCTCTACCATATCTATTTTTGACTGACGCCACGCCCAAAGATGTGCCAACAACACCGAGTGTACAAATAAGGGCAGGTAATTGCGAAACTTTACCTTGGATTGCAGCGCGTGGTTGACAAGGATTACCAACCACTGCTTCAGACGTATGATGTAACACAATAACTGCAGAGTTAGTTGCCCTTGCAAGATACTTCAACTCCTTCATAATTGCCCTCATAGAGGCAAATTCTTCGCCACCATCGGTGGCTACATCCATTAAATTATCTAATACAATTAAAGTCGGAGGGCAACCCCATAATTCCTCAAATGCTTCTACCTCTTCAGAAATATCTTGTAGAGATGGAGATGATTCGAAGCACCAAATAATATGATTTCCTTTTTGGAGGACGGCTTTAGTCCATCCAACATCAGTATTAAGTTTCCTTTCAACATCTGTTTGATTTTTACCAGATATCATTGACGCTAGGCGCATGGCCATAGTGTGTGCATTGGTATCAGCGGAGATGTAAAGAGTCGGAACATTTGTTTTTAATGCTAATGCTAAAGCAAGGGTAGATTTTCCAACCCCAGGAGCACCAGCAAACATGGAAACTTCTGAACGACGTACTATAATTTTTGATGCTTCGAATGCCTTAAAGCAACTAGGTAGGGGTTCGCCCCCGATAGATGTCCGACCAACCGACCTGACAAGTGTACGCATTATCCCCTACCTAATTTAGTGATTTATTTATGCCCAAATGATTGGAGCGTGCATTTCTTTAGGAACTTTGTCCCCAGACCATTTTGGACCAGCAGCGGGGTCTGACCAACATTTATATGATTTGCCAGCCTGGCTGATTCCTGATTTTAAAACCATAGTTCCTCTTTCGCAAGAAGGTGCACCTGGTTTGTTGTATACCCAAATGTTCCCGTATCTATCTTTTATAGTTTCCTCAATGCCACCTGATACTGGATTTTCCTGGGTCATCATTGATGATGATGTTTGCTTTGTGTTTGTAGTGGAATTGAGCGTTGATAAAGGTGTGGTATTAACTGCTCCCAATATCAACTTACCTACAGCAGCAATTTGCGTAGCATAATCTCCAATACCCTCTAGTAATATACTTAACTCATCAGCGGTGTTAGCCCTGACATTTATCATATCCCCACCTGGAGTTTTATATGATACTTGCAATTTCCAATCTTCTGCCATTTAACCGTCCTTTTTAGTTGAGAATTGACAATGAGCGGTAAACCCGCACATGTGTTGACAAGAGTTTGTGTTGGGCAAAAATATTCCAGCACGCCTAGCCTTGTCAAATCCTTCTACCAAGTATTCTAACTTATCGTAAGTATAACTTGATAGATTTATCATCTCGCTAGTGCCACTTTCACGAGACATATAGTAAGTTCCAAGTATCTCCTGTTCGTAAACAGGTTGACCATATGCAACCTCTAAACCCACTTTGTAAAACCCAAGTTGTAATGGGCTGTTGGGCACACTTTTTGCAGTTTTAAGGTCAACAATAATTAACTTACCATTGACAATAAACACTCTATCTATAACCATTTTTACAGGAACGCCAGCAATTTTTGGTATTAGTTCTAGTTCAATGGCTGGTCTTCCATCTGGCGCAATCCAAATTTTCCAATTAGGATTTGCTTGTCTCCAAGCAATATAATCTTCAACCCACATGGGGCCAGATACTTGCCAGAAATTAATATCTTCTTTGTTTGGTAATAACTTAGTAGCCCTGCCACCAACTCTTGCATTGGTTAGGTCAACACCCTCTGATTCTTTAAGCCAGGCCTTATTCCATAAATCTGAACTTATCATAAGTTATCTAGGTCCCACATCTCAGTAGCAGCGTGAAATGTAGACCCACCGACTGACCATACGGATGGCTCTTCTTGTTTTTCGAGAAGTCTTCCTAGATAGTATTGATATCCACAAGTCAAATAAGTGCTGAAAGCACTGTATGATATGTGTTCAGGTAATGTATATTTTTCGATTTCTATTGACATGGTGTAATTATATCATTATTTAAGAATGGTGTTGTACCGATGTCGGTACAACATAAAATAGTTGCTCCCTATATAATATAATATATATATAAGACCCCGAAGGGGTCTATATAATATATATATATATAATATAAGGGGTAATATGT